ATCACATACACAAAGGTTCGGGTGTCCTACAACACGCCTACGTCCTTCTTTAGAAAAGCGTCTAAAACTAGAAGTGGTCAAGGGCATAACAGGTGTTTCCAGCCTGCCCCCCTTTCCTATTTCAAACGACCGGCCGAGACAATCGGTTTGCCAAGGGACCGCTGCCTCCAACCCTGCGACAATACTGGACGCCACCGAGCCGTCGGACGAACCGACCGCACTGGGTTTGATCTAAAGACGGGTCACCCCGTAATTCACAGCATTGCCTTGCTGACACAAAATCCGGGTTCCAACCGAGTAAACGCAGCGCTAACCTCTTTCGGAGGCGCACATGTTTCTTATGTCAACTTGTTACAAGGGCGGGAGCGCTAAGCCTTGTCCTCTGTCCTACGGCGTTAGGTTCACTTCTTCTTTTCTGTGTATGGCTCAACGGAGCCGACGTCTATCTCTTCCGCCAGTGCTTCTTCATAAGAGGGAAGTCTGTCGATGCGCGGCACCAACAGAGGAAACCCTCTTTTCCTTGACACGCGGGGCAGATTGAAGAACTTATCGCCGCTAAAAACGTCCGTGGAACGAGACTCGAAACCGAAGCGCAATGCTCCGAAATCGGGCTCGTCCCTGCGTAACGCCGAAACGGCTAGGGCGAACTTCATATCTGACCTTTGTTTTGAATATACACTGTATTTTGTTCTCCACTTCCACGATGTCAACTCGCGCAGACTAGCGCCCTTCTCCTCCTCAGAAATCGACGAAGGGTCGACAAACTCGCAACCAGAAGAAGCGAGATTAAGACCCTGATCATAAACAACTGAGGGGATCGGAGTAAAAGTCTGACGAACCGGCAATCGAAACCTTTTTGTTGCTCGATACGCCAATGAGCCTCGAAAGCCCAGATCGTGCGTAGTAAGCCCCAACGGCCGAATCTTCCCTATGTTCCAGCTAAACCAGGCCATCGCCGCCCGGAAGCGAAGATTTCCTTTCAACCCTTTAATAAACTCATCAAAACCCCTAGCAAGAGAATCAAGCGATTCGGACTCCCGTAACATGCCCATACGGACGGTCGCAACGACACGATAACGTCTGCCGTGGCGGACGCAAAGTGTCGAATTAAGCGAACCGTGCTCGGGTGAAACGGAAGTCTTAGAACGTTCGACTTCTAACGACAACGAATTCACAACCCGCATCCAATGCTCGGAGAACCGAGGACCGGAACGGAAAAGGATATCGTCGCCGTTGATCAGACATGGAAACTCCGACGTGTCAATCCCGACTGAGTGACCTGCAAATAGGAAAGCAATCCTGTTCTGCAAGCACAACAACGGAAAAGACAAGAAAGAACCCATCATCTGACCTCTTGTAGGAGAAAAAGAATCTACGCCGTGAGCTAAACTGAACAACTCGGGACGAAGAATACTCATCGCGTAAGCCTTAACGGAACCCGGCACAGAGACCGTGTTACGTAAAAGCTCGTCGAGTATAGCCTCGGCAACCTCAATACTAAGGTTGTCGGTGGCAGACTTGTAGTCCCCTGATGTCAGGGTCTCGCCAGAAAGATAAGAAAAACCAGCACGTTGCAGTGTCTCAGTAGTGAAATCTCCTCGACACAACCACTTATGCCTCGACAAACGATCATAGATGGTCGTATGTAAAGGTTTTAGATGGATAGTGTCGGCGGAGAATTTACTAAGGGGGCGGGGCTTGCCGGCCGATTGAACAACAGTAAGACTCGAGCTAACGCTCATCTGACGAGGAAGGCCCTCGAGACAAGCGTCAATGAAATCAGACTGTTGAAAACGACCGGGATAAGGGTCAGTGTTCGAAAGAAAGCCATGAACACCGCCCCCCCCCCTCTTATTCCCAAGACAAGCAGACAAAGAAGGATCGGTTGCGAGAACTGCGTCCTCGTAGGATCCGAGATCCCACCCGTGAGGGAACAGGTCTCGAACGATCCTACGCGCAAACGCAACGTAACCGCGAGGTAGTGAAGTAGGAGTGGACTTGAATTGATCGACGACAGATTTGATCAAAGGAGCTTCCATACACCGGCATGATGCGGGTTGTAGCTTCTTAATCGAATTCCAAGCGAAAGTGGCTTCTTCTGAAGAAGCAGGACACTGAAGCAGAAATCGTTTGATCTCTCTAGAGAGTTCCACACAACAATCCGAGGTTGGCTCGAACCGAGGTGCTTCTACTCCGTAGAGGTAAGACCAAGTAGCTGTCGCCTTCCCAATTGTCTCACAGAGACGGGAGCGATAAGCTCGACAAGAGCGTCGAGTAGCGTACGAGTTATTCAAAGTCATCGTAAAACCA